GCTGCTGGCGTTTGGACAATAGGTTATGGCTCCACTGATGGTATATCAGAAGGCATGTCTATATCGCAAGAAAGGGCTGACATGTTATTACTGGAAGATATACAAAAATTTGAAGACGCAGTAAATGATTTAGTTGAAGTGGACTTGCAACAAAATCAATTTGACGCTTTAGTTTCTTGGACTTTTAATTTAGGGCCAACTAATTTAAAAAACTCAACACTGCTTAAAGTTTTAAATAGTACACATGTCGATTGGGCAGACATACCATATCAAATTCAAAGATGGAATAAAGCTGGTGGAAAAGTTTTAGAAGGTCTTGTCCGCAGAAGAGAAGCAGAAGCTTTATTGTTTGAGGGAAAAGAGTGGCATGAGGTGTAAATATGCCATTAAGTAAATTTGTTTTCAAACCAGGAATAAATAGAGAAGGAACCTCTTATGATAACACTGGAGGTTGGTTTGACGTTAATTTAGTAAGATTTAGAAAAGGCAGACCTGAAAAATTTGGAGGATGGTCTAAAGAAACCTCCAATACGTATCTAGGTAAAGCTAGAGCCTTGCATGGCTGGAACTCATTAGAGGGTAGTAAATTTTTAGGTCTAGGCACAACTTTTAAATACTACATCAAAGAAGGTGCTTCTTTTTCAGACATCACTCCAATAAGATTAACAACATCTGCTGGCGATGTTACATTTGCAAAAGTTGCTAATAGCGACGCTACAATTACTGTAACCGATACCGCGCATGGAGCGGTAAAAAATGATTTTGTAACATTTAGTGGTGCTTCTTCATTAGGCGGTAACATAACTGCCACCGTACTTAATCAAGAGTATCAAATAGCAACCATAGTAAACGCAAATAGTTACACTATAGAAGCAAAAGATACATCTGGTACTACAGTATTAGCTAATTCTTCAGATACCGGTAATGGTGGTTCCTCTGTTGTAGGCACATATCAAATCAATGTAGGGCTTGATGATTTTATAACAGGAACTGGATGGGGTGCTGGTACTTGGGGCGAAGGCACCTTTGGTTCAGCTACATCATTGTCTGAAACCAACCAATTAAGATTGTGGACGCATGATAACTTTGGAGAAAATATAATAATAAATCCCAGAGCTGGAGGCATTTACAGGTGGGTTGAAAATAATGGTTTAAACACAAGAGCATTAGAACTTTCACAAGTAAGTGGTGCTAATTTAGTGCCTACCAAAGGTTTACAAGTTATTACATCGGAAATTGATAGACATTTGATAGTATTAGGAGCCGACCCTATATCATCTGGTACAAGAACAGGAACAGCAGACCCTATGTTAGTTGCTTTTAGCGACCAGGAAAATGAACTTGAGTTTGAGCCATTAATTACAAATACTGCTGGAAGTCTCAGACTATCTTCAGGCTCTTCAATTATAGGTGCTACAAAATCAAGACAAGAAATTTTAATATGGACAGATACTGCTTTGTATAGCATGCAATTTGTGGGACCACCTTTTACTTTTGCTTTAAATTTAATTAATGAGGGAACTGGTTTGATAGGTCCTAAAGCTGCCATAACAACAGCTTCTGCAATTTATTGGATGTCAGCAACAAATTTTTATATATATACCGGTTCTGTAAAAAAAATACCATGTTCCGTACATAATTTTGTGTATGGAGATATAAATTTTACACAATCTTTTAAATTTCATGGCTTTTCCATAACAGAAAAATCAGAAGTTGGTTGGTTTTATTGCTCATCTTCATCAAGCGAAATAGATAGATATGTTATTTATAATTATGAAGATAATATATGGTATTACGGACAGCTTGAAAGACATGCGTGGCTAGATACTGGTATAGAAGATTATCCTAGAGCAACATTTAACAATCATTTGTTTGAACAAGAAACTGGTTTTAATGATGATGGAAATCCTATGACAGGAGTTTTTATTGAAAGTTCAGACATAGAATTATCTGAAGGCAATCAATTTACATACATACAAAGAATGTTCCCTGATTTTAAATTTTTATCAAATGAAAGCGGTGGTAAAGTTAATGTGGTGATTAAAACCAGAAACAATCCAGGTGAATCACTATCAATAAGTTCAACAAATTCTATAGCATCTACTACAGGACAAGTAAACTTAAGAACTAGAACAAGACAGGCAGTTATTAGAGTTGAATCAGATGACGATGACGTAAATGGTAATGATAGCGTAGGTTGGAGGCTTGGAGCTACTAGGCTAGATATAAAGCCTGACGGACGTAGATAATGGCAAAACTTTTACCTACAAGCTTGCCACTTGCGCAAAACGAGGTAACTGGTGAAATTTTTAATAGATTAGTTCGTATAATTGAGTTAAACTTAGGACAGTTTGACCCAAATCGAACACCGCAATTCAATGAAACAGAAATTGCGCAATTAAACTTTTTACAGGGTGATGTAATTTGGAACACCTCTGCAGGAGTATTGCAAGTCTACGTAGGAAATAAATGGCTGCAACTGCATGTTCCTAACACCCCTAATAATGGTTTTGAAGCTACGGCTTCTTTAGGCGCTGTTTCTGTTGTGAACAAAGGTGATATAGCAGTAAATATAACGGTAGCCTAATAACTTAGGAATATTTATATGTTAGCTAAAAAACAAATTACTGATGAATATAAATTAAAAAATATTATACTAGGTTATCCTTCTGATTGGTTTGTAAATAAAAAAACTCTTAATTTAGCAAAGAAATCTTTGCCAAACATTGTAAAATTTTACAAAAGTATGGGTATTGAAAACCCTGAAAAATCACCATTAGCAAAAATTATAAAAGAACCATTAAAAGATGTATATACTGCACCTTTGTTTTCAAATAATTTTTGTAAAATCTTATTAGATGAAATACAAAATATGGAAAAATATTTTAATTTTGCACCAAATCCAGAAGAAGACAAATTAAGACAAATACCAGAAATAGTTTTAAACGAAAAATGTCCAGAACTATATCAGTCACTTATGAATGTAGTAGATTCTTTTATAAATCCTATATTATTAACTATATGGAACAGGCATGTAACCGGCGGTAATATACAAATTGCTAATTATAATTTAAAAGATAAACAACAAGGTGCTTGGCATCACGACGCAAGCTCTGATGTAAGCATTGTAGTTCCTTTAAATACCGGAGACTACGAAGGAGGCGGTACTGAATTTTGGAAAAAAGGCGTAATAAAGCCTTTGCCAACAGGTAATGGTTTGATATTTCCTAGCTATACACATATGCACAGAGGACTACCAGTTTACAAGGGTGATAGATATTTGTTAGTTTTTTGGTTAACATCTATAGATAGAGATATTAACACTGAACAAAATTGCAGGTAAAATTAAGATATGAACAAAATAGATAACAGTGGAATGGGTATAGCAGCACTAGGACGTGATGGCGATAAATTTATGGCCCATGTAACTACAGGAGAAATGGTAGTACCTCCTGTAATTAATGAAGAAACAAAACAAAGAATTATAAAAGAGATGAGAGCTGCTGGATTAAATCCAAATGAATACACAGTAGGCGGCGGTATGTCTATTAATCCAATTACAGGTATGCCTGAATTTGGCTTTCTTAAAAAAGCTTTTAAATCAATTAAAAAAGTAGTAAAAAAAGCAGCTCCTGTTTTAGGAGTTGCAAGTATGTTTATACCAGGTATAGGACCTGCTATTAGTGGAGCGCTTAAAGCAGTTCCAGGTATAGGAGGAGCTTTATCTGGTGGTTTTAATCTTCTTACTGGAGCAGGTGCAGCTGGCGGTGCAGGAGCAGGAGCAGCAGCAACTGGCAGATTTTCTCGTTTAAAAAATTTCTTTAACCCTGCCGTTGGAACAAAAGGTGTTTTTGGAGGAACTTTTGGGCCAAATTTACGAAGTGGTATAGGTAAATTTTTTAGTGGCCAAATGGGTCAACAACCCGGTATGCCTGGTGGTATGCCTAGTTACGAACAGCAAGGTATGCCTCATGGAGGAAATTTTGCATTTATGTCCGGCGGCGGTCAAAATGATGCTTACCAAGCTTTATCGCAAATGAATCCAGACCAACAAAATGCCTTTAACAGTTTCTTTACAGATAGCCAAGACTATCCAGGACTTATGCAGGACCCAAAAGGTAATTTATACGACCCATCTACAATGATGAATGAAATGATGACTGCCTTTGGAAACTCCTCTTCTGGTGGGCAAATGGGTGGTTTAGCAAGCTTCTTCAGAAGAGACCCTGCAGATAAAGGAAGAACTCCGCAATTTATAAAATCTATAGGGGACTTATTTGGGTTTGGAGGAAGTTCTGGACCTACTAACAATGAAGGCGGAGGTAGTTTTTTTGGCAGAGAAACTCCTGGAGGAATAAAAGGAATTGAAGATTTTTTAAAAAGACCGAATATGGGAGCAGCTGGTATAAGCGCTTTGCTTGGTAAAGTGGTATACGACGCAGCAAAAGAAAGACAAGGCGGTTTAGCTGCAACTCCGGCAGTAACAATGGATTCACTAGGTAGATACCAGCTTTCAAAAGCTTTGGGAACTGGTGGCACTAGACAAGAGTTTGGTTTAGGAAACGCACCCCCTAAATTAAAATTTGCTACAGGCGGTGTTGCTGAACTAGATTTAAGAGATGGCGGAGAAAGCTCAGGACCTGGCACAGGCACTAGCGATGACATACCAGCCATGTTAAGTGATGGTGAATTTGTTATGACTGCCAAAGCAACTAGAGGAGCTGGTGCATATAATTTAAAAAATTCTAAATCAGGTATAGAAATGATAAAAGGCAGTAGCCCATCAAGAGAAGAAGGCGTAAAAAATATGCGTAAGTTAATGAAAATATTTGAGGCAGTATAAATGGCAGTACAAAACTTTTCAGCTAACAATCAAGTTTCACCTGTTATTACTGGTTTTACACGTGATGATAGACTAAGCGACCCATTTGTAAGAGAGCTTTACTTTGGAGGACCAGACAGCCCAGGTATAATCAGTGAAGCTTACAGAGCTGCACAAAAAGGCTATCTTGACACTCCTTTTCAGCCAAAACGTGTTGCTGGATTCTCACCGTTTGCAAATAGAGCTATGGAGTCTGTTTATTCTGGTATTGGCGGTTATAGACCATTTTTAGATTTTCAAAAAAGCGCTTTATTAAGAAGCATGGACACAGTTGGCGATAGGAAACAATTGCTTGACCAATCTCTTTCTGGGTACAGAGGTGCTTACGGAGATTTATTATCTAGTTTTGGACAACAAGGTCCAGCAGCTAGAGATTATCTAAGAGCATCTTTAACTGGTTTTGACCCAAGCTCTGTATCAAATTTTTATAATCCTTTTGAAGAACAGGTAGTACAACAAACCATTGATGACGTTTTTAAAAAAGGAGAAATAGAGGATGCAGCACAAAGGGCAGCTAACATCAAAAGAGGTGGTGAATCAGCATTTGGTTCAAGAGCTAGACTTACAGCTGATGAAAGAAGAGCAGCACTCGGCAGAGGTTTAGGCGAAGCTTTAGGTAAAATAAGAAGTGGAGGATTCCAAACAGCACAAGATAGAGCTTTAGCTGAATCAAGATTTGGAAGAGGGCGTTTATCTGATGCAGCAAAATTTGAGCAAGGTTTAGGTAGTAGCTTGTTTGGAGCTAGAAGAAATATATCAGGCGATATAAGAGGTGTATCTGGTGATTTAGGAGGACTAGCATCAGATTATGCGGGATATGGCAGAGGTATAGGTGCCTTAGCAGGAGATTATACAAAGTTTGGTAGAGATGAAAGACAAGAGCTACTAGGCTTTGATGAATTATCAAGACAAATGAAACAAAGAGAAATAGATTCTATTTACGCTGCAGATGAGAGAAATAGGTTTGCGCCAATGAAATCACTTGAATTTATTAAAGGATTTACCCCACAGTATGTAGGTGGTAGTTCAGATGTGAGAACAACATATGGTATGCCAAGAGACCCTTTCAGTGATGGATTAGGTACATTTTTAAGTTCTTATAGTAATTACGCTAATACTAATACTGGACAACAACAAGGTACAGGGCAACAGCAGGGACAGCAGCAAGGTGGAGGACAGCAACAAGGAAGCGGACAGCAAAATACAAACTACGGTATGCCAGGCACTTATCAATATGGTCAAGGGTATGGTCAAGGGTATGGTCAAGGGTATGGTCAAGGGTATGGCTATCCTGGATATGGAACAGCTTAATGAGTGTTTTAAATCGAAAAATGTTTGCAAACGGTGATGTAGTAAATCCCGGCTCACGTGCTACTGTAAACATAGGACCCAACATGCCTACACTTACATCTGGTGATGTGCGTAAGCTTATTGAGTTTTATGTATCACAAGGTATGAACTCTATTGACATTCAAGAACAAATTGGTCCGTTGACTGGATTATCAATGAATGACATTGAACAGCTGGTTATAGAGTCTGGTGGCAGTGTAAATCCAGCTGTAAATACACCAGCAGTAATTGACCCA